ACCCGCGCGCAGGCGCGCAAGCTGCTGATCCACGACGCCGAGAAGGTCGCGGCCGTCGTCCGCCAGGTACGGCCGCGCGTCACGCGCCAGTCGCGCTTCGACGCGCTGGTCAGCTTCGGCTACAACCTCGGCCCCGGCTACTTCCTCGACAAGCGAACGTCCATCGGCAAGGCTCTGGCCCTGCCGCCCACCCGCCGCGTGAAGGCAGTCGCCGCTGCGATCCTGCTGTACGATCACGCTGGTGGCAAGGTCCTGCCCGGACTGTCTCGTCGGCGCAAGGCCGAGTCGAGGCTCTGGGCGTCGGGCCAGTACCGCTGACGGGGCCCTCTTGCTTGCTACGCTCGACCCATGGACAAGCAGAAGGTCGCCAACCGCATCTTCATCGCGCCGAACAAGAAGGGCACGTTCACGCGGGCGGCTAAGGCAGCGGGCATGAGCGTTCAAGCGTTCGCCTCGCACGTCTTGGCAAACCCGAGTCGGTACACGCCACTGATGCGGAAGAAGGCACAGTTCGCGAAGAACGCGAAGGGGTTCAAGCACTGATGAGCGGCTACGCAAACGAGATCAGTCGCGGCGACACGGCAGGGGCGCAACGTCCGCAGAAGCCGCCGACCCACAAGGAGAAGCCAGCAGTCGCTGCGCTTCGCCGCCAGGTCGATGCTCATCAGAAGGCCCACGGGCACCCGAAGCGCGGCTGACAGCCCCCGCCATGATCAACTGGCATGCTGGGGGCTGTGCCCGCTCCGGCCTACAACAAAGGCGTCCACGAGTCGCTGGTGAGCGCGGCTCGCAAGGGCCTGCCTAAGCGCGCGTGCGCCGGGAACGCCGGGATCGGGGTGCGGGCTTTCCAGCGCTGGCTGGAGCGCGGGCGGCGCGCGGCCGACGCGCACGAGGAGGGTGAGGAGTGTCTCGCCGAGGACGAGAAGTACATCCAGTTGTACCGCGACGTCGAGCGCGCAGTCGCGCTTCGCATGGCCGAGCTCCTGGACGAGATCGACAACAACGACGAGAAGGTCGGGATGTGGATGCGTAAGGCGTGGCTCCTGGAGCGCGCATGGCCGGACGAGTTCGGCCCGCCCGCGACGCGCGTCGTCCATGAGGGCGAGGTCACGCACCGCAACACGCTGGAGCTCCCGCAGGAGACGCAACTCGCGATGCACGAGCTCTTCTCGCAGATGACGAAGCCGAAGGAGCTCAAGCCATGAGCATGAAGGAAGGCAGGCCTGTGTACGGAAAGAAGCATGAGCGCAAGGCCTGGGGTCGCCTCGGTCGCAAGCGCTGGCGCGGTAACCTCCTCAAGAAGCGGAGGCGCGAGCTCGATGGAGGCTCCTGACGCCCTCACCGTCGCCCGGATGTCTCCGGGCGGGCTCGCCTGGTACGACTTGCGCTCCCCGGAGACGGGAGAGTCGATCTACGAGCAGCCTCCGCACCTGACGCTGCTCGACCAGGAGATCATGAAGATGTGCCACGGCTGGGATGAGTACGGAGAGGACGACTACCGCGGGATCATCTTCTCGGTTCCGCCCCGCCACGGCAAGAGCTTCGAGTGCTCCCACTACGCCCCGGCCTGGTTCCTCGGCAAGTGGCCGGAGAAGAACGTCGCCGTGGCGTCGTACGAGGCCGACTTCTCGGCGACGTGGGGCCGCAAGGCGCGCGAGGTCCTGGAGGCAAGGGGTCCGGAGGTCTTCGGCGTCGAGGTCGACTACACGTCGCGCGCGGCGTCGCACTGGCGCGTGAAGAGGATGCGCCGGGGTCGTCCGGTCTATGGCTCGATGTTCACGGCGGGCCTCGGCGGGCCGCTGACGGGCCGCGGTGTCCATCTACTCGTGATCGATGACCCGATCAAGACGCACGTCGAGGCGCAGTCGAAGAGGGCCCGCCAGAAGGTGTGGGACTGGTACACCAGCACCGCCGCGACGCGCCTGGAGCCAGGGGGCAAGGTCATTGTCATCATGACCCGCTGGCACGAGGATGATCTCGCCGGACGACTGCTCCAAGAGATGAAGGACGAGACGGGCCGCAAGTTCAAGTCGTTCAACTTCCCGGCGCTCGCCGAGAACAACGACCTCCTGGGGCGCGCGCCAGGGGATCCGCTCTGGCCGCAGCGCTTCCCGAGGCAGGAGCTCGAAGCAGTGAAGCTGGCCTCCGGCCCCTACGTTTGGAACGCCCTCTACCAGGGCAAGCCCGCCGCGATGCAGGGCGGCATCTTCGACCCGGACTGGTTCGAACGCGTGAACGAGCCCTGGGGGATCCCGCAGCGCGCCGTGCGCGCCTGGGACCTCGCGGCAACCGAGGCCGAAGGAGACTTCACGGCGGGCGTGCTCCTGGAGAAGGTCGGTGAGCTCTTCCTCGTCCGCGACGTCGTTCGCGCGCAGGTCGGACCCGATGAGGCCGAGAAGCTGATCGTCCAAACGGCAGCGCGCGATGGTCGCAACGTCAAGATCCGCTTCGAGCAGGAGCGCGGCGCGGCGGGCAAGATCCTGGTAGCCCACTTCAAGAAGCTGCTGCGCGGCTACGACGTCAAGGGCGCGATCCCCACCGGCGACAAGGAAGTCCGCGCGGCCCCGGCGTCGGCGGTCGCGAGCGCGCGCCGGATCAAGGTGCTGAACGCAGAGTGGACCGAAGATTTCATGACCGAGCTCTCCACGTTCCCAAGAGCACCACATGACGACATGACGGATAGTTTTGCTTCTGCGTTCAACTGGCTCGCAAAAAACACAGGAGTAGTTTCATGGTGAAACAGACACGTTGTCGTGAGTCCAGAGAGGATCCGGCTCTTTGTGAACATGGCGAGCCGTGGTACGTATCAGGAGGCAGGCGTTTCTGTCGCGTAAAGAAACGCGAGAGGCATGTTCGCTGGATGCGGGCACATCCCAATCGAGTGCATAGATGGGATCGGGAGAATCCGGAGAAGATGAGCTTGTCATCAGCGCTCTGGCGCAAAAGGAATCCCGAGAAGAGAAAGGAGTCTGTTGATCGATACAATCGTACGCAAGCGAGGCGTGCGAGCAGTAGGCGTTATGCCGATACTCACTTTCAGCTTCGTGCTGGTGGGATGTTCCTGGGCACCTATCCAGCAACATCAGACCAACGTGAGCAGATCCGCTCCTTCCGTAAGGGGCAGGAGCAGGAGCGCATGGTGAACGGGTAGACTGCCCATCATGCTGGGATACGAGAAGGTGAAGACACTGCTTGATGCCGCCTTCGAGACTATGTCTGAGGAGAACGGCGAGACCGCGCTGGTCGGCACCGTCCTGCTCGTGTGCGAGGTTCGCACCGACCACGACGAGACGGCGTTCTACTCGTTCTCGAACGACAAGCGCCAGTGGATTCAGCGCGCGCTCATCACGGAGGCCCAAGAAGCTATCCTTCTGGGTGAAGTGGAGGAGCGATGAGCGAAGACCAGCTTAGGTGGGCTCTCGGTGAGCTCGCCCCGAACGCCCCCCGCCTCCAGGCGTACGAGGCCTACGACCAGTATTACCGGGGCGTCCAGCCGCTCGCGTTCGCCACCGACAAGTACCGGACGCAGTTCTGGGCCCTCTTCCGGGGGTTCGCCGACAACATGTGCCAGAGCGTCGTGGACGTGCAGGCCGAGCGCCTGGAGATCGTCGGATTCTCGAGTTCGCTCGCCGAGGTCGAGGAGCTCACGCTCGGCGCGAGCAAGGACGACGCCGATGCGGACACCGGCGAGGACGAGACGAATGACGTCCCGAACTTCCCCGGAGTCGTAGTCTCCGTCGTGAACGACCCGATGGCGGAAGAGGCCTGGGACGTCTGGGAGGACAAGGCGCTCGATCTCGTCGCCGACCAGGTCCACTCCGACGCCTTCCTCTACGGCGACGGCTTCGTGATCGTGGACGCGGTCGGCATCTGGCGGCAGGCCCCCGGCCAGATCGCGGTGCGCTACAACATCGACAAGCCGGGGACCATCGAGCTCGCCGCGAAGCTGTGGTGGAAGCTGGACAAGACCGTGCGCCTTAACATCTACGAGGCCCACGAGGACGGGTCCACCACGCTGACGCGCTACGCCACGAGCAAGCCTAACGAGCGCGAGACGAAGCTGGAGCCCAACCAGTTCGAGGACATCGGCGACGGCGCGGAGTTCAAGGCCATGCCGGTCGTCCACTTCCCGAACAAGAAGTACGGCCAGTACGGGATCTCCGAGATCCAGCCGGTGATCCCGCTCCAGAACGCGCTGAACAAGGCCTCGATGGACCTCATCATCGCGATGGAGTACCAGGCCTTCATGCAGCGGTACGTCACCGGCGTGGACGTGGAGATCGACCCCGAGACTGGCCTGCCGAAGGAGTTCGTCGGCAAGCACGGCCCCGGCAACTTCCTCGCCATCGCCGACGCCGAGGCCAAGGTGGGCTCGTTTGACGCTGCCGACCTGGAGCCCTACGTCAAGGTTATCACCGACCTGCGGGCCCAGATCGCGCGCGTGTCCGGAGTCCCGCCCAACTACTTCTTCTCGAACGGTGGCGCGACGATCTCCGGCGAATCCCTCAAGACCGGAGAGGTTCGCTTCACGCGCAAGGGCAAGCGGCAGCAGCGGTGCCTGGGCAAGTCCTGGGAGATCGTGATGTCGCTCACCCTCGTGCTTCCTGACGAGACCGACACGAAGACGATCTACCAGGGCGAGGACCTCAACGCGATCTGGGACTCGGTCGAGCCGCGCTCCCCGAGCGAGGAAATGGACGTCCTGCTCAAGAAGCAGGTCATCGGTGTCCCGAACTCCGCGCTCCAGAAAGAAGCGGGCTACGACCCCGACGAGATCCTGCACTTCGCCATCGAGTACGCCGAGCAGGTCAAGCTGGGCCTCATCGCCAATCCGAACCCCACGCCGAACCCGGCGACCGGGCAGGCACAGAACCTCGCAGTCGGCGAGTCTACGGCGTCCGTCGCCAGCGGGAACCAGGGCAACAGCCTCCCCGCAGCGCAGCCGAAGTCCGATTGATCAACGGCTAGGCTGGCCGCATGACCGACACACCGAAAGACGACGAAGTCCTCGACCCCGACGAAGAGGCGGGAGCGGACCTCGACGCAGAGAACGGGGACGACGACGAACCGGTCGAGACCCCCGAAGAGATCAAGGCCCAGCGCGACGAGTACAAACGCCGCCTGGACAAGCAGCGCACGGCGAAGGCCCGCGAGGCGCGCGCAGCGAAGCGCGCAGGCGGCGATCCGAAGCCGAAGGGCGATGAAGACGCTGCGGCCACGGCTGCGGCTGCGGCCCTCGCCGAGAAGGACGAGCAGATCGCGAAGTTGGAGGCCAAGGCCAACAAGGCGACGGCCCTCTCGCTCGCAACCGAGGTCGGCTTCAAGAACCCAGCGGCCGGGGTCAGGTTCATCGACTTCGAGGACCTGGACGACCCGAGTGACCCGGATGAGATCCGGGGCGTGCTCCGCGAGGCCCTCAAGGAGAACCCCGGCCTCAAGAAGGCTCCGACCGCCAGGGCAGATGGTGGCGACGGTGCCAGTTCCGGTCCGGGCACCAAGTCATCCTTCAACGATGTCATCCGGCGTGCTGCGGGACGAGCGTAACCCGTTTACTCGTTCTGATTGTGGGGCACCGTGAGCAAGCGGTGCCCCACTTGCGGCGAGGATAAACCAGTTGAGAACTTTCATCGCCATGCTGGCAGGCCCGATGGTCGAAAATCCCAGTGCCGTTCATGCGTGTCGCTCTACTCTAGGAGCGACAAGGGGAAGGCCACAAGTCGTCGCTACAAGAAAACAACGAAAGGCAAGGCCGCAGAGAGACGCTACAAGACTGGTGATGCTAGGCGCGCTGCGGTACAGAGAGAGAACGCCAGCAGGGCTGGGAGGATTCGGAAGGAACGCTACCGCGATTCGCATGACAGGGTCGTACTCAGGATCGCTGGGCAGACTTTGTTTGACCGCACTCTGCCCAAGGGAACGGGTCATGTACTTCGGGCTATGATCGAGGAGAAAAAGGCGACCCTAGCGTGATCTAGTCATTTTGCAGGGGCTGCCGTGTGCTACGGTAGCCCCATGACCGACTACGACCTCAACGTAGGGCGTTCGGACATTGCCGGTGTCGTGCCGGAGGATGTCAGCGCCGAGATCATCCAGAGCGCCTCGCGTGCAAGCGCGGCCCTCTCTCTCTTCCCGAGCATCCGGATGAGCCAGAAGACCCGGCGTCTGCCGGTTCTCTCGGCGCTGCCGACTGCGTACTGGGTCGATGGCGGGAACGATCCGTCCAGCGACACCGGGCTCAAGCGGACCACCCAGATGGCGTGGGACAAGAAGTACATCACGGCCGAAGAGCTCGCCGTGATCGTTCCGGTGCCGGAGGCCGTGCTGGACGACAGCACCTTCGACATCTTCGGCGAGGTTCGGCCGCGTCTCGCGGAGGCCATGGCGCTCAAGATCGACGGCGCTGTCTTCTCCGGGATCGACGCTCCCGCCTCGTGGGGTGGTAACGGTTTCCTCGGCCTCGCGCCGAGCGCCGACGCTGCTGGGAACACCGCTGTCCTCGGTACCGCCGCGCAGGGCGACGGCGGAACGGCCGAAGACCTGAACCAACTGTTCGCGAAGGTCGAGGCCGACGGCTTCGACGTCAGCGCGGTCGCAGCCGAGCGGACGTTCCGCGCGGTCCTGCGGTCGGCACGCGACACGCTCGGCCAGAAGCTGGGAGACATCTCGGTGGACGGCTCCAGCGTCATGGGCACCCCGATCTCTTGGGTCCTGCCTCACACGCTGGACGACTCCGGAGACGGCTACGTCGCCCTCGCCGGTGACCGCACCCAGGGCATCCTGGGGATCCGCCAGGACATCAGCTACAAGCTGCTGACCGAGGCCGTGATCCAGGACGACTCCGGGGACATCGTGTACAACCTCGCGCAGCAGGACATGGTCGCCCTCCGGGTCACCTTCCGCTGCGGGTTCCAGGTCGCCAACCCGGTGACTCTGGAGAACACGGAGTCCCCGACGGATCCGCACGTCACGCGCTATCCGTTCGCGGTTCTCAAGTCGCACGCGTAAGCGAGCACCTACCAGCCGGGAGCCTCTGATCAGTCAGGGGCTCCGGCTATCCTGTATTCGTGACCGGAAGCGCCTACGACCCCGTGCTGTTCTTTGTCACTCCGGTGTACCGTCGCTTCTACCTCACGAAGTTGTGCCTTGAGCAGCGCCGCCGGATGATCGACCGCCTCCCCTTCCAGGCGAACTGCGTGGTTGTCGGCGACGACGAGAACCTCGACGTGGCGCGCGACCTCGGCTTCGCGACCGTCGAACTCAACAACGACTTCATCGCCGCGAAGTTCAACGCGGGCTACCGGTACGCCTGCGACGAGGGCGAGGCCACCCACTGCATGCCCATCGGTTCCGACTCGTGGCTACACGAGAGCATTTTCGAGGACGAGCCCTTCCTAGGGCGCGGGGCGCTGGGGATCGTCGGCCTGAGCTCGTTCGCGCCGGACGGCGACCAGCGCGTGGACCTCGCGATCCGGTATCCGGCCGGGTTCGGCGTCGGGATGGTCTATCCGGCCCACGCAGTGCGCGCGGAGGCACTCGGCGGACACGCGGCTGACCCGCAGAAGCAGCGCGGGATCGACAACTCGACCTGGGCGCGTGTCGGCAAGGGACGGGTGCAGATCCGCTTCATGGACGTGAAGCACCACCGCTACATCAACTTCCACTCCGTGGAGGAGTCGATCACGGACTTCAACCTCCTCAAGCGCGGCTCGAATCGCACCGTCGCTCACGAGAAAGACGACCCCTTCGCCGTCCTCGACCCGCTGTACGACGCCGACCAAGTCGAGGCGCTCAAGACGATGTACGCGCTGCGCTCGCTCGAGATTTTCGCCACACGGACGCGCAAGCGCTTCTTCAACCCCCACAGCAACAGGTCGAACCGCCGGTACCCGAAGATCGGCGACCGGGGCGGCGTGTCCGAGTACGAGGGAGGGAAGCCGAAGCGGTACCCGAACGTCGGCCTGCGCGGTCGCCCGCGCGCGAAGGTGCCGGACGCTGCCCAGATTGACGAACGCCGTCTCCGCAAGGCCAGGGGCCTGACGCTCTCGCGCGACGAGGAGATCTCGATCCGGTTCGACGCCGCGCGCGGCTTCTAGGAGTCCGGGCCGCTACACTACCGGCATGACGGATCTCACCCCAGAGGTTCAGCTTCTCGCGCTG